CACGCGCCAGACGCAGACGCAGACGCAGACGCAGACGCAGACGCAGACGCAGACGCAGACGCAGACGATAGTTCCCCTTCACTACGCGCCCACCACTGTTCGGACGAAGGCGACAACGCCGAGATGATATTCCTGATGATGTTTTCATTTCATTTGTTTGACTTATTCCACAAATGCCTTCGTCACGCGAAGCACGGGGAAGAAATCCCGAAAACACTGCGGGATGAAATTAAGGAATGTATTCGGACATTGTTTTAGGCGAATTATAATAACATAACATAATAACGAATCCATTTCATTCCATTTCATTCTAATGGCATCCACCCGAAACAAGAATACGCGCCCCGATTTCAAAATCGAGCAAAACGTCCAGAACCTCGCGCGCAATTATGTCGCGTTTGAAAACGGATGCGCCGGCAAGGCATATGCCCCCGCCCTCGCCTATGAAAGTGTAGGCATCCTCCCCACCAAGATGTCCCGCGAGCATTTCGCCAGGAACTCGGTGGATATCGAATCCGCGTTATTCGGTATTAATTCCACGAATTTAGTAGAACCGCAGGCGCCCGTCGTTCCCCAAATGAAGCAACTCCCTGAAGTGAAATTCTTCGACAGGATGGCGATGTTTCTGCCGGAACCGCTGGTGGTGGAGAAGGCGTCGAGGCCGTTTCAGCACGCGGAGGCGAAATTATTTTAATGTTGTGGGTATGTATAATATATCATAAGGAGTATAATAAATTATATAAATTATGAGTACTTCTCAAGAAAATTTTACTGATGCCGAGCTGGAATCGCTTTCAATCAGACCGATTTTAATAAAATTTCGACATATAGGATTAGTAAATGCTTTGAGTAAATTGAAAAAATTAAACGAACAACTAACGCCAGATGAATTAACAAAATTATATAACGATTATTACAATTTTACAATTAATAATGCGGCTATGAATGATGATGAAAATAAACGAATAATAAGTGAGGCGGTAAATGAGTATATTACATCTTTTCTTAATCATCATAATTTATATACATTAGATATATCTACTAAACTAATTGAAAAATTTTACGAAGAAAACCAATCTTTGCCAAAAATAATAACGAAAAAATTAATTACAAAGTATAATCTTAATGTATTTGAAGATATAGCACGTGGGATTGGTTTAGACTCATTTGCTACTGCAAAGCACACCCGCAACATAAATACACAACGTCAAGAATTAGGATCAGGATATATTATGGGCGGTGGTAATAGTAAATCCAATTCTTCCGAAAAACGCCCCTCCTCCACCCGCCGCCGCCCCTCCCGCAAATCCTCCGCCACCAAACGCCGCCGCCGCCCCCGCCGCCGCACCGCCCGAAAATAACATAAAACAATTATCTCCTTTAGTATCATAAAAGCTCTTTGAAACTCACTCACTTCGTTCGTTCTTCGTTCGTTCGCTCCCCCCGATGCAAACTCTCCAGTTTACCAATCCCAATCCCCGCACTTCCCCCGCCGGCGTCTCCGGCTCTTTCAACGCCAACAACCAAGGCTATAACGGCACTGGTCGCGTGACCGTCGGCGGTCCAAACAGAAATGTATGGGCCGAAGGTCAAGTCAGCGGTGGCTGGTCTGGCCGCCCCAGTGTCGGCGGAATGGTCGGCGGAACTCTCCGGTTTTAGGACAGACTCATTCAATAAATGAATCATTGTAATAAATAATATACCTCATTATATTAGTTATTACGGAATGAAATCGAAAACACTGCGGAAGAGGACACGTAGGCGTCGTCGTCGCGATGTCAAGAAAACGAAAACGAAACGCGGCGGGATGATTCGTGGAGCAATGTCAGTCGCGCGTTCAAAAATGGGAACAACATTATATCATGAATTCCTACCCCTCTTCACCAAATTCAATATCCATATCATCAGCAAAAAACTAACCCCCGAACAAAAAGCAGTCGTCCTAAAAGGCAATCGTTATTTCGAAACCGCATTTGATATTCCAGCAGACGATGCGGTGAGAGCGAGTATAATCGAATTGACGAATGAGTGGTCTAGCACCGAGAAAACTGCCGAGAAAGCGTTAGGATTTTATAATAAAATAATTCAAACTCTGGAAGATGCGGAGAAAAGGCGACAACCAAAACAGGGGTTGAAAATACAAAGAACCGATACCCATACACTTTCATCTCCTTTGCGCGAGTCGTTAGCTAATATTGCTCCATTGTCATTACGTAACGAACTGTCACAAACTCCGGGAAACTCTTCAAATACCGATACACCGCAACAGGTATCACGTGATGAAAAAGAATCACAAAGTGTACTTACACCATATACTGTACGGTCATTTGCGCCGATATTACATAATCCAGGCGCCGGCGAAACTGTTCAATATTTATCATTTGACGACGAGCGTGGACCCGATACAACACCACCCGCTTCGCCCGCTAAATTCACATCCCCGCCGCGTTTACTATCAAAACCCAGAGGCCCTTTCAGTCCTTTAAGTCCTTCTTCTCGTCGGTTAGTCCTACCCTAGCCTCCTATACGACCTCCCCCAATATTTATCCACACGCCCCACAAATATATCGCCATTCGCCAGTTGTCGCGGTGTCGGGATACTCGTGTGTGTCACTTCTGTAACAAGCACCTTCGCACCGTCATCCCCGCCGCCGTATCGCGTCCAGTATGTATACGGCGGACTTTCCAGTATTTTTCCATTGAATTTATGCGTGCTTGTGTATGAAATCCGTAATTGCTGTAATGCCTCGGAATACCACCCATAATATTCACTCGTATCTTCTGGGAAGGGGGTAGATGTCGGCGTCCTCGGTGTCGTCATTTGTCGTTCGTCGTTCGTCGTTCGTCGTTCGTCGTTCGTTCGTTTGATAATAATCATTCCAATTAGTATCAATCAATTTATTTATTCGTCCGCTTACTCGCTCATTCATTCGCTCATTCATTCATTCATTCATTCATTCATTCATTCATTCATTCATTCATTCATTCATTCATTCATTCATTCATTCATTCATTCATTCACTCACTCGCTCGCTTACTCGCTCGTTCGCTCGTTCGCTCGTTCGTTCGTTCGTTCGTTCATTCATTCAATCAACGTCCAGCCCAGCAAACTGATTCTGGACTTTCACGCTTCCCGTTGCCTTTGCGCCTTTTACCTGTTGGTGATTCGCGAATACATCGCCACCCTCGGTCGACGACGACGGAATCTCGACGGTTAAAGATGGAACCATCCTGCCTCCTCGCGCAGGTCTAGCGCTACGAAACCCGGTTCTAGACTCCGCATTTCCACTCCTCTCAATCGGTCTTCCTTGACGCGATGGAAACGAACGCAGCCGTTGTAGTGAACCAGTGGTATCATCGCCCGCCACCGCCGCCGCACCCTCCGCCGCAGCACCCGTCGCCGCGCCCAAACACGCAAATTGTTGCGCCGCAGCCAACTGATTCACATAATTAATCACCGTGTGCTTCGTAACAAACGACCCAGCTTCCTTCATCGTCGCCAAATAGATGTCATAGTGAAGTTTATACATGTGAGTCTTCAATTCGCGGTCGTATTCCTTCAACGGCTTCGCGTCCTTCTTCACGTAATGCGCGATATACGCGTCATACAGGCGCTGGGTATAGTCGTGAAGACGGTCGCGAAACTGGCGGAACGCACGAGAATGTTGCGGGTGATACTTCAAATACTCGTCAATCCCGTGGTCTTTGCGCAGCTGGAGATACTGCGCCATTAATTTCTGCTCCATCCCCTTGCGCTTCTTCACGCTCTCATATTTGGGATTACGCTTCTTATAGCAGAACCCAGTATCCTTATCCACAAACACGACGCCGGGCAATGAAACACTCCGGGTTTCCAGCGACGCATACATTCGGCAATAATCTTCGACGGTGTGGGGGGTGAATGTCGCGGTGACCTCGCTATCGGCGGCACCGCCGTCCTCGGCAGCAATACACGACAACCCAACCGGCATGTGAGAAACACTGCCGCCAAAGTTCGCAGAGAAAATGTCGCGGTCAATTCTGATTACTTCCGCACCAGCTCCAGCTTCCGTCACATTATACACTGCGACCAAATACAATTTGGGAACAGTGATAACATTGACGATTTGATTCTTGGGATGCTGGACGATGAGCGAGTAGCAGTATTGCTTGGGGATACTGTCCATTCCGCCTGGAAGCAAACTCAACACCTCACAGATACGGCGGCGCAGAACCTCTTGGACGCCCAGCTTTTGGAATGCCGCACCCGCTGGGACGTCGACTTCGCCAATCGCGGCTTCCGCTTGTGCCTCCACGATATGGTCATAGGATACTTCGCCGACGCAACTCTTTGTCGCAATATACCACTTCTCCCGCCAAAACAAATTCACCATAATTCCTTCCACGATTTCTTCTGCGATAAGATGTCCTCCAGCCGAATTTACCGGCAGTGAATTCATATCATCAGAAAGCTTCAGCATCTTGCTAGGCGCGACACAACAAATGCGACCATTGCTGTCAAATACTACAGAGCGAAACCGTCCTAGGGTATTGTATTGTTCCTCGGTAAGTTTAGCGCGGTCGTATTTCAATGTGTAAAACATACCTGATGTAGTTTTAGAAAAGTGAAGAAGAAATCCGCGTTCAGCACACCACGCGCGAAGGTCGTTGACAGTGCCATCGCCATCGCCATCGCCATCGCGTTCGAGACCTTTGACCTTCTCTACGAAGGCAGGCAAATCAGTAAATTCAGTTTGTGATATAGAATACATTACAGTATATTAACACACGAGTAATCTTTATATAGGTTATATTCAATAAGACTAATGAATAAGGATTATTCGTATTTATTATAACATTATATAACACATATAAGACATAAAATAGTATATACTATTATATTAAAAATGGATCCACCGAATATCGATCCAGAAGACATCCGCAGCGATTCGCCGCAACCGCCGACATCAGAAGCAATGTCTTTGTCTATTAAACTCGGCGATTTTATAAAGATTATCGCCCCCACCCAACAAGAAATCCACGATCGGGTCTTTTTAGTCGACTATATCTCCTCCCGCAAAATAAAGCTCATTGATATTGATTCTCTCGACGTAACTATTTTAAAAATGGACGCAGCCGGTAATCTCAACAATGAAAGTATCACATCTATTCAGCTTATGAGTCGCCCAGAAGAGAGAGGATATGCGAGGCAAAATAATTTAGTCGTATCTACGTGGGTAGATATTCGGTTCGGCGGGGATATTCCAACCATTATTACCGGTTTGATTACGAATTTGGAAGAAGATATGATTGAAATCCGCACATATCCCGAAGATGAAATGATATACATTAATTTTGCGTATATGGGTATTCCCGAGAATCTACCGATTGAAGAGATTAAGATTCGTGCGCCGCCGACGGCGTTATCAGCCACCGAGGCGGGCGCGGCAGGCGAGGGCGCGGGCGAGGGCGAGGCCGGGTTTTTGACAATGGGAATGGATGCCGTGTCTCCGTCGGCGTCGGCATTGTCACCTCTCGAAGAACGTCGCCGCCAGCGACAAATGGCAAGAGCCGCCGAGAACGCAGGAGAAGACGCGACGGAACAACCCATCGGCGAATCCGAACATACGGTTCTCGCCTCCGCTGCCTCCGCTGCCTCCGCCCCCCCAGCAGCACTCCGAGAGAAATTGCGCAGCATCCTTATCGACGCAGACCAAATCCAGGTTGGCGAAGAATTAGACGTCCTCGTCCAGACCGTGGATATCCCCGATGAAAACCGACGATTCAATTTAGAAAAGCAGTGCGACGACCTATTGGACACCCTAATGACAAATATCCCCGCCCCCGAAAAATCCCGCACCGTCCTCGCCAATATACAGCGCATGGTCGTCCGATTCCGTGAACTCAGGCACCATTTCTCGCGGTTTGATACCAACGGAAACCCCTCCATCCCCCCCGCCAAAAGCGCGCTTTACCGCCCTCTCGTAGAATCAATGATGAAGATGGACCAGGCTCTTCGCTGGATTATCCCCATCGTGAAATCGCGGAAGGTCATCTATGATATCCCCATCGATGAGAGAACCGCCGCCGAAATGGATATCGAGACCCGGTTGATACAAGAAGAGCGAGAGACGGAAAATGAACTCCAGCGGCAGTGGTATGATGGGTCGATTACATACTCCCAGTATATGACAAATCTCTCGGCGCGCCATTTTACCCCCAGTGCGGACCCGCGATATACTCACGATGTTATTAGCATGCGTCAGGTCAACGAGAACATTACCGCCGTCATCGACAATTTGGACGATTTTTATTCATCGGTTGTGAATGGAGAGGAAGTGAAGCGCAGGCGATTTGTTATTCAAAAATACAATTTGGGTCTTTCTAAAGTCCGGCCCGCTTCCTCGTCATCGTCTGCTGCCTCCTCCGCCGCCGCCCTGAAACGCACCACCGAGTTCGCGAATCTGACCCCAAATGACCGAATGAATATCACCGGGTTCATGACATTCCCCGAACCGGTTATTTATTATTCGCGCATCGCACTTCCTAGTATTAATATCCTGGATAAATCCGACCTGAATACCAAAAACGTCCATTACTGGGATATGTTGCGCCAAATGATGTCGCTCACGACACATGATATCACCGACCTAACCACCCCGCTGGATTTGAATGCGCACGGGCTGCTGAATGAAATCAAGCAGTTTGTCCTGGAGCCCGAGGCCATCGCCACCGCCACCGCCACCGCCGCCCCGATGAACGAACGCGACAAATACCGGAAGTTCCTGGAGGTTATACTACCGAAAACGCGCAATATATTTGAAATGATGCGCCAGTATATCCACGGACGCCTTACATTACAGGATGTCCTCGCATTTATTGAGCCGTTTCTCGTCTATCAGGAAGACCTGAATGTGAAGCAATATGATGAAATCGTCGCGTTTTTGTATGAGCGCGTCCTAGAATATAAGCGGAATTATGCGACGAATTACCGGAAGTTCGGGCGTCTGCGCGCGTTTCACTACAATGTGCGTTATATGGGCGTATCGATGATATACAAACTGATTGTAACTGGAAAAATGATGGACGCGGATGTATTTAAGGCATACGGGTTTCATGACGCGCAAGTCCGTTCCGCCGCCGGTTCGGGTGCCGCCGCCCCGTTTGACGAACGTCAGCGTCAACAAGCGCGCGGCCAGGCGTATGCGGCGGGGTTGGCTGAACAAACCGAATACAATGAAAGTTTACTGTCGTCGTCGGAACTTCTCTCGCGCATGCTCGCCGTGGATTATGCAAAGTTGTATATGGACGCGGTCGCCATCACCACGACCGAACTCATCACGCCCTTTGATTTTAATCTCGTGCTGGGAGAACAAAGCCAGCAGTTACGAGAGGCGGGGGCGATGCGGGGAAGCGCAGGCGTAGCCGGAGCAGCGCCGGGGGGAGCGGCGGCGGCGGCATCAGACGCCCCAAAACGATTCGGCCTCGTCCTCGCAAAGAACTACCCAAATGAAGAAGCCGTCCAGGAAGACAATGACAGCGGACACCCCATATTCTTTGATAAGAAATACGATACCACGGATTATGCTTTTATTGAGTCCTACCGCGATCAACAAGAAGCCATGAGCGGCGTCGATTTCTCCATGTTTATGGTGGACGAACTCATCAAGAAGAAGAAAATGACCTATGAAGCGGCGAAAAAGGAGGCCGACGCAATTATGCTGGGGCCGGGGTTGCGCCCTGTAAATGATGGGGACTACGCAGTTGTAGAAATAGATGAATACATTGAACCGGAAATGTCGGATACGACGCGTCAAGGATTTCCCAGTGATTACGATGACCTCGGAACCACCGAAGCCAGATTCCTGTATTTTAAACGCGATAATGGAAAGTGGGTGCGCGACGCCAGTATTCCCGCCATCATTCCAAGCAGCGACCGGAATTATTTCTGTAATGTAGACCGGGACTGTATTCCACTAGCGGTGGAAGCCGCGCGGAATATCGCCGGCGACATCGGCGGCGGCGGCGGCACCGCAATGACCAGTTTCACAAGCAAGGATGGCACCGACGCAATCAAGAAGGCATTCCTGGATAAAATGAAGGCAGAGTTTGATGTCAAGTATCAGGTGACGCGAGAGAATTTTATGGAGTTTGTGAAAAAGAAGTTCGAATACGACCTGAAAAACATTGCGCGTATCAGCGAGATACAGAATAAGGAATTCTACAAATACAATGACCGAAAATACAAACTGGGATTCCAGGCCGCCGCCGCCGCAGACAACGACGACATCGACGACGTCGACGCGATTATTTCGCCGATGGAGCCACTGAAAGACAAGATTATCGCACAAACCGACTTTGTAAAGCGCCAATACGACCTCATGCAGTTCATCACCAGTTTCACACGTAAGGCGAATGAAATTATGGACGAAGACCCGCATTGGTTATACTGTATCAAATCCAATGCGAAATTACTGCCCTCGTTTTATGAGACCATCGCCATCGCATTCATTCAAGGCGGGGCTGGCAGCAACACACTCACCGTCGTCATCGACACCATTTGTAAAGAACGCGGCACAATAAGCGACGACGGAGAGGCGTGGGTGGATAAATATAGCGGTGCGCTTATTAAAAAGATAGAACACGTCACCGAAGAGGGGTTTGACGACGCAGGGTTCAAGCTTGTTACGAGAGATATCATAGAGGCCGACCTGGGGGAAGGCGTGCTTAATGTTGCGAAACCCGCTGCGGGCGGCGGCAGCATCGGACTCCACGGCATCAGTATTGTGGAAAAATACGACAGTCCCAATGCGCGTATTATCAACAATATTATTACAACAATGACGGGTTATATGGGAATCGACATCCACGCGGAACGCGAGTTTATTATTCAGAATACACTGTCACTTCTGGAGACATCGGTCCCCTCCGAGGAGAAATACCGCGAGAAGTCTGAACGCCTCTTCCTAGAGAAAGGCAAGCACCTCCCCCCGTATAAAGATACATTCTTTCAGACGCTGCTTCTACTTACACTGGCCTACATGACAGTGGCAATTCAATGCGCGATGCCCGTCCCAAAGACGCGAAAGACGCACGCGGGTTGTGCCCGCTCGTTTACGGGGTATCCTCTCGACGGCGATGGCGATGTCTCGGGAATGATGTATATCGCGTGTATCGCATACAAAATAAAGACGAGTATTGAGCCGTGGAATACACTGAAATCATTCAAGAAGGAAGGTGATATTCTCGCCAAGTTAAAAACACTGATTGACACCCTGATTCTTCCCAAACCCCTTATCAAGGAGAGGCTACAGACGAAGCGAGATTATCTGCGACAGGGCGCGGCGGGCGATGCCACCACCGTCCCAGAAGAACTATCGATTCTACGCTGGGCCAATTTTATGCCGCCGATGAAATCTCTCGATAATATGCCGACCCCGCAAAACGTCGCCGCGGATTTCACGAATCAACTCATCACAGATATGAAACGCGGCTACCACGGTCAACATGATAAACTCGCCGTAATTGAAAGCAAGTGCCAGTATTTCAGTCTATCGATTCAACAAATGATACACCACATTGTCAAAAACAGCAGCCCCCTCCTGCTGAATATGGCGAATGAGCCATTCCTGGAAAATGCGTGCTGTAATGAGCCGGTAGACCGGCGAAGCAAGCGCACAATCGACTATTTTATGGAACGAGAGCAAAATATACATCATCACAATCGGATTATTGGGTTTCTGACGAAAACGGCGAGAGATATGGCGGTCATGACGCGGGCGACGACCATTATGGATAACCGAAATACGCGGTTTCAATATCCGAATATTCCCGCCGATTTCGACGAACAGACGATATACCGCGCGTTTATCCATTACTGCCGGATGAATCAGCAGTATACAGCGGCGGCACAGGGCCGTGACCCCGAGGGCAGCGCGAATCCGGTCGCCACCGCCATCGCATTGTATTTACATCCCGCCCTCCGAGAGATTTGCCCTCCTCGCCCCCAAGACTGGAACCCCGCCGACATTATTGACGATAAAATCCGCAAACTGAAACGTGACTCCAACATTTTTGACGCGAGCAGTCTCGAGCGATTATTGAAAGCGGTCAATCAATACAAAATGCGGGACGCAGGATATAAAACCGCGGTGCGGCCCCAGGAAAATGTGCCGTTTCAACGGTTCCAGGACGCGATTCTTTCGTTGGAACGCAAAGCCGCCGCCGCCGCCGCCGCCGCCGCCGACACCGACGCTATCCCCCGCGAACTGCGACAACTCCTCCTCGGCCTCCTCCAATCCGCATCCCCTGCGATGGTCCAAGAAGACACAGAGGAAATGCGCGACCTGAAGAACTACCTACAGACGAAGAACCGAGAGATGCGCGCCAATGTCGTCGGATTCATTCAACAGAACGGGAAACAAACCAAGGGGAAGTTTCGAGAGATTGAGCGTATCATAGATACAATCCTGGAATTTGAAATCAACAAGAGTAGCACTGTGCTCATGTCATCCACTGACGAAACAGCCGTAAAGAGTATCCAATTTATGCGGAATACACTCACGCGCCTTATTGATATCATCCCCACTATTATAAAAAATGGCGTGGATTTTGATGACACGAATATCCCGAAGCATTGGGGATTCTCGCAGACGCACATGAAGGACGTCAAGGGTATCATTTCGTCGCATTATACATCTCTCAAAACGTTTTATAACGACCGTGTAATTCAAGAAGTATTGCGTCATTCTGACCCCATCGTCCGTGATCTGAAAATCATGATAGACAATACACCGTTTATGGCGGAGATTTTCTTTGATGAAGAGAAGGACGCGAAGATTGCCGCAGCGGCGGCCGCACTGTCAATCCGTAGTCAGGGTGTCGGTATCGGTATCGGTCTGGCTGGTGCTGCTGCGCGCGACGTTCCACGTGAAGTTGACATCATCAAAGAACTGGGCGAACGTGTGCCGCATTCTACTCGCAAGAATATATTCACAATGTATTCTTTATTTGACCGGAATATTGTGCGTAATTTATATATCTTCTATTTTCTATCGTTCCTCACTACATTTGTTACACTCGTTGCGGAAGCGCCTGTTAGCATTTATGAGACGGAGCCTACGCGGATGGGTGCGCGTAAAGGGGCGAAGAAAGGCGCGAAAGGTGCCGCCTCCGGTTCCGCCGCCGCCGCCGGGTCCGCGATATCCCGCACCGCCACGCTTCGTGAAGACGAAGACGAAGAACGCGACGAACTTGCCCCCCATTCGCGCTTATATTCCACCGATGACGCCACCCTAGACAAAGGACAGCTCCTCTCAGAGATGGATACACTCATGGGCGACAAGAAAGCTCTCGGTCAACGCGTATCCGAACTCATGAACGCATATCTTCGCATCATTGAAAAAGACAAGGCCGCGATCAACTTCAACCTCGCGAATATTAAGGAGAAACTCACCCGCGTGAAAGATAAGGAGAAGGACGGCGTCGTCGCGCGAATCGGCGAAATGTCGGTGGGCGAGCGGCAACTGGAGAATATGATGAAGACGCACAAGATGGGAATATGGAGCCGCGGAACGTCGCAGACGGGTATTGTAATCTATGACCAGGATTATTATGATGAAGAACGTGATGAGATGGAGAAGATTGCGCAGAAGGAGCGGCTGATGGGCCGCCGGGATGATGTCACGGATATGAACCGAGAGATTTATGTAATGGAGGCGCTAGAGGCGGACCGCAGCGCTGCGGAAATCGAAGCACACGAACTGGATATGTCGACGGGTATTCCGGAGGATGACGATGCGGGGGAGGATGATTATGCGTATATCCACCAGCACGACGACGAAGGTGATGACTAAGGCCGCGGCCGGCCTACGCGGATGGCCTGGACAAGATTGTAATATTTGAATAATATAAATACACACGCGCACACGGTGATGATGAATCAAAAGACGGTGATTTATATTATTCTCTCGGTAATATTACTGTATTTGTATTACAAACGAGGTGGTATCGCGATATTCGCGGCGTTCGTGGTGATGGTGGCGGGGACGCTTTTCGCAAGCGGAAGTGCGGGCGCGACAATCGGGGAGGAAGGGTTCAGCGGCGGCGACAAAGAGTGCGCGAAAATAGGATTTACACCGATTCAACTGGATAAGAAGGACCTCGCTGGGAGTTTAGAAAAAGAAATGAAGAAAATCAAAACGGTAGCAAATAAACATTGGCCGTATGATAATATGGGCGGAAAAACGACGGATGAAGATAAAGAAAAGGCATTCGCTACATTTGTGAAAGAATTTCAGGAAGATGTCAAAGAACGAAAGGATAAAGAAGGTAAAACGATTGATTCATTTGTAATCATTTCCACCAATGCGTACGAAAAAGGTAATATGTATGAATTACTCAAAGAATTAGAAAAACCAGGGAAAATCGGAGACATTATAAACGGCGGAAAATTAACGTTGAAAGTTCTTGAGAAACTAAGTAAATCCACTACATCAGGTTCTGATTTTAAGAAAATAATCAAATACTTAATTTGTTTATGTAAGCATTGGACAAATATGTATCAAGCAATACAAAAAATACTAAAAGCGAATAGTGGCGGCGAAGACGACGACGGTGGCGAAGACGACGACGAAGAAGAGAAACCGAAGAAGAATACGAAGAAGAAATCGACAAAAAAGAAGTCAAAGAAGGCCGACGCCGACGAGGACGCCGAATAGATACTCGCATACCTTTTATTCGGCATAAACAAACCTGAATAAAAAGTAGTATCGTTATATTAGTAGTAGTAGTATGAACGCAATCAAAAACCTTATCCGCAATAATTTAGCAGGGTCGGCCATTGTGCTGTATATCATCGTATTTATGCTGGTCCAGTATGCGACCCCGTCGTTTCTTTATAACGAGGACGGCAGCTTACGGGAATTCGGCATTGGCTATTCTAGCAAAACCGTGCTGCCAATATGGATCGTCGCGATAATACTGGGAATACTGTCGTATCTGCTTGTGTTTTACATATCAAGGCCGGCGGTGCGCATTATGCTATAATTCTCGCGTCGCCGCTCGTTCCGCCTACGGCGCCACTCGCCACTCCGCTCGGGCATCTCTCGCGTCGCCGCTCGTTCCGCCTACGGCGCCACTCGCCACTCCGCTCGGGCATCTCTCGCGTCGCCGCTCGTTCCGCCTACGGCGCCACTCGCTCACTCCGCTCGGGCATCGTCGCCTATATTTTGACAATTTACTATCAAATGTTGAACACATATCGCGAGAGATGCCCGAGCGGAGTGGCGAGTGGCGCCGTAGGCGGAACGACACTAACGACGCGAGAGATGCCCGAGCGGAGTGGCGAGTGGCGCCGTAGGCGGAACGAGCGGCGACGCGAGAGATACGAGCGGAAACGGAGCGAGTGGCGCCGTAGGCGGAACGAGCAAAGCGACGCGAGTCTGGGTGAGAACGGAGTGAGTGGAGCCGACGCGACAGCGGAGGCGCAACGAGCGTAGTTTGAACTACCCTGTAATCGTCATCACCTTCCCCTTCTCCTCCGCCTCCTTCTTCTTCGCCGCATCCTGCGTCTCCTTCAGCACCTGTGCGCGTATCTTCTGCTGTTCCGGCGTAAACGAGCAACCCATATTCAATAAGTAATTATAGCTGATACTCACGACGAGCAAACCGCACAGCACAAGCCATACAAACTCGCCCACAATCGTCTTCATCATCAAGAATTTCCGGATTTTCTCCAGGTCTTCCACCTTGGCCGACGGTCTGATAAGGCGCGATTCTTTGAAACTGTCCCAGAACCGGTCTAGATTATCAAGCCCGAGTTCATTGAGGATGATAGACTGGTCGGTATAGATTTGCTCTAAAGCACGACCGATATCGCGTTTATTTTTTACGTCGTCTTTAGGTATATCCGCGCTGTCCACGGCGCTGCCCCCCTTCTGCGCCTCGCCCTTCTGCGCCTCCGGTGCTAAATCAAACTGCGGTGTCAAAATATTATTGAATACATCCTTTAAGTCCGTCACCGCAGATACGAACATATACCCGAACGTATTACTGAAAGGTGTGAGCCAGCCAGGAAACACGATGAGCGCGGCCTTGAGTGCGCCTAAAACGAGAAACCACGGTAACACGGTCGCCATGAGCGCCGTCTTTTCCTGGTCGAACCCGCAGATATCCTTTGACATTGCGAGGTTGATGAAGTATTCGCCGATGAGGAGCACGAGGAAAAACAGGAATGTTATCCCGCCGCTCAATACGCCATTTTTAGTGTATTTGTAATATGCGTAGGCGCCGAATACAGCCAAGAAGAAGAATATCGCAACCGATGAACTTAATTCGGCCATAGTAATTACATAATACACGGATTATTAAAATAAGTCTGCTACGTTCGTTGCGTTCTCATCCTCCCCTTATTTTTTCGCATTATAATAAGCGAAGTAGCGACAATGAACGACAATGCGCCAGCCCCCACACTCACCGAGCCAGGTGTCCGCTATTTCTTAAGTAAATCTCTCGACCAGTGTCGCCGAGTCAAAGATTATTACCACACACAAACATTCAACTTCACGGTGGGTATCTCATTTTTCCTATGTTTAGGCATATTCTTATATTTGCGGTATAAGGGAAAACCTACACCAGAAGAAGTAGACGCGAAGAAGCGTCAGCAGCAGGAGTATATTCTCTCGAAACTCAAAATGGTAAACGCCACACATTACGCGCAAAGTAAGGGCATTCCGATGGATGCTCGAACACACCCCGCAGGAAACGGATTGGGTATGCTTACCAACCTGCCGGCGTGGAAGGGGCCTGGCGACGATTACTAAATGATAATCCATTATCGTCGTCGCAAATACGTGGACATATTTCTACATATATAACATATACAATATGACAACGCATATCGCGTCGTCCGTATACCAGGATTTACACGCGGCAATTCAAGAACGCGGGTCCTCGTCCGCGCAATACGGCGGTGGTGGCGGCGGCGGCGGCGCAGCGGCGTCTCGTATCGCCGACCAAAAACGCACCCAGGATACCCGCGACAATCTGAAAAAAGCCACCCGTGTTCTCCTAGAAATGACGCGCAAGCAAGAAGACGCCCTGAAAAAACACCTTCAGCGCGCGGCCGACCCCAACGAATTCCGCGGGTTGGTGTACCCCTACCAGCTCATCCCCGAAGAAGAGCGCGCGAAAATAAACGACGCCACCCACGGATACTACTCCATGAAAGAAAAGTATAACACCGCCCTGGAAAAGCGCCGCCAGCGCCTGATGAACGACCCCATCATCAACTGGAAATCCCTCTCCGCCCAACAAAAAGCCAAACGCCTCGCGCTCATCAAACCTGCGTGTATCGTGTGTAAACAGGAAGGCGGGTCGTTATTTACCGAGACCGACGGCAAATTAAAAGCCATATGCGGAAATATCTCTCAACCATGCGGGTTTCATATTGAAGTCAGCCGCGGCAAGTATATTAGTTTAGAAACGTTGATGAACGAATCTCTCGAAGAGGTCCGCGCCACCAAGGACGAAATCATCCGAATGAAATTGGACCTCTTATTTAGGTTCATTAATGAGGACGAGCTCCTTGAGCGGTTTGACGCCATCCAGCATAAACTACAGGAACAGCAGAAAATGTATGCTGAGTTTCGGAGCTATTATTTAAGCGTAACCGACAACGATGACGCACGCACAGACACGGAAACACTGACGCGCGTTATTTCCGAGAAGGTCGCCCTTATTAAGGAATATATGACGGAGTTTAAGGAATCCGAATGGAAGAACCGAAGCATCATTGATGATATTCTCGTGCTTTGCCAGCAGGATATTGAGCCGGCGTATTTGAAGTTGCGAGAGACCAAGTATGTCTATTCCCAGGTAGAGACGACGGAGAACGCAAATGGTGCGCTCGTTCAAATGTATAATGACCGCGAATTCAATCTCTCGCAGAAGCGATATGGCTACAATGAACTGTATATGCCGGTGATTATGCCGAAATGGATTGCGGATAACCGGATCGTGAGCAGGCCAGTAGGTCAGATAGGACCATCGGCGGGGGCGGTAGTCGCGCCGAAGCCGGTGCCAGGGGCGGTGGCGGCGGCTAGGTAATATTTTTCTAGTTGTATTATAAATACAATACATGAGTATACAAGCTTATTTTCCGCGAGAAACACGAGTATACAATATAAACCGTATTTTTGATTTTAAAACGGGTAGCGTTAAATGGGAAAGTCAAAAAGGACCAAATTTAACAGAAGACAAATTTAATAATGTATTAACGTCATCAATTTTAGAACTAAAACTAGCTAACGGTCAAACAATACCAGAAAGTAGAATCCAAACTGAATTTAAACACTTCTATTTGGATGTTACCTCACAAATGTTCAAAGACCCACGTAATTACTCGATTGTTTATGATACAGATACAAATAGTGCTACATTTACAATAATGCCAAAAACCGGAAATTATAATATATTCGGAATGCCGGTTGTTTCCAACGGTGGTAATGGTCGAGGCGGCCGCCCCCGACGCCGTTCGACCTTTAGACAACGAAGACTCAAACGCACCACTTCCAAGTCTCGCCGCGCCACTCGCCGCACCCGCCGCGTATAATTATCGTAGTATACTATAATACGATAACGATACCGCACGAATGCTTAACATATTCAACCACATTTCCCTTCCGATTTTCATCGTAAGCCTCGCCGTGGGCCTATTTTATGTATACATCTCGGTCCCAAAACCGAAGGTTATTTATGTCTACCCTACCCCGGACAATATCCGCAATTTTCAATTTAAAGACCACGCAGACAACTGTTTTTCATTTGATGCGAAGGAGGTGAATTGCGCGAAGGCGAAGGGGGCGGTGAAGAAGATACCGGTTCAGTAGCGGAGTGAAACGGAGCCGAACCGAAGCGTAGCGAAGTCGAGCGGAAGTGGGTTATACCCGGTGGAGCCGAATGGAATGGAATGGAATGGAATGGAATGGAATGGAATGGAATGGAACCGGGTTATACCCGGTGGACCCGACCCGAACCGCGAATTCTAATTTATATCCCTTATATATTAGAATACAATGGGTTTTCAGCGTCTGCTCCACACGGAAACAGGCCGCATTATTATGTCTATTGTGCTTGGTCTAGGTATCGCATCGCTCTTTCGCAAAGTCTGTAAAGACCGGTCGTGTATCGCCTTTCGCGCACCACCCCTCAAGGATTTAGAGAAGGATACATATAAGTTAGATGATAAGTGTTATGAGTATAAGACAAAGTCTGTGAAATGTGAGGCGGGGAAGAAGGATGTGAGTTTGCATTAGGCTCGCGTCGGTTTCTCGTTGCGCCTCTCGCGTCGTCCGCTCGTTGCGCCTGCGGCTCCACTCGCTCCCTCCGCTCGGAATTATCGCCTATATCCGCCCGAAGTTATCGCCTATATCCGCCCGGAGTTATCGCCTAGCGCGTCCAATATGTATCCCAACCAATATTGATATACATATATTTAGTAATATTCCATTCCATTCCAATGAGCGACACAACTAGTATTGACGATCTCCCTTTAAGTAGCCAAACACCGGGGTCGAGTCATCATCACACCCCCTACGGGGGCGGCAATATCGGCGGCGGCGGTGGTGGCGGTGGTGGTGCG